TGGATAGATTTCATTTTTATTCCTTACAAAATTAAAATTAATTACATGTCTTTTCCAAACATCTGTGTGGTACAATACTTTGTGTTTTATTTTACTATCGAACAATAACAATCTATTCTCAACACTATCAACAGGTATCTCTTTGCCTTTTACTTTTAAAACTGTTTTTGCATTGCACGTTGTTAAAAACAATATGGCTGTAGTAGAGTAATTACAATTATTATCAGTGTGGTATGGAGTTTCTATTGTATCGACATCTCTTAAAACACAGTTTGCTCTTACCATAATAAGAGCTTCAACATCTAGACTTTCTGTTATTGGTCTTATATGTGGGTCAAAAAAGTCAGAAGTAGGTTTATGGTTACCGTAATAAACATGAGTAAAAAGACCATTGTTCATACTCTTTTTTAAATCTACATCTATTTTAGTATAGTACCAAGGATAGTTTTCTCCTTTTATATCATACGAAAGTTTTTCGTAAAATTGATTATTTAAAAAATTGTCTATAACTTTATAGCTCATCTAGATTTCCACTTACTATTAATCTAATATTATTTTTGTTAGGTCTTACTTCATGCGGCATGTATCCAGGAAATATAATTAACTTGCCTGGATCAAACTCACAAACAATGTTTTTATTTACGTCTACTGTAGGATAGCCTACATCATAAAAACACAATGGTGATGAGTCTTTGTTGCCTTCAATAAACCAAACAAAAGATTTACCTTTTGGATTGTGTGTATGAACGCTGTGATAGCTATTCTTTAAATACTTTTGAACCCAACAATGTTTTAAATCTAAATTAAGTTTTTTAAATACAGCCCCTAATTTATTTATAAGTAAATCATGTAGATCTTTTCTGTTTTGATAAAAAGAAGTTAAATTCATTTCAGGTCGTAATATGTCTTTAGTTAATTTTATGTCTTTAATTACTTTTTTTGTTTCAGCATCTACTTCAACGTAATCTTCAACAAGAGTATATATAAAAGAATGTTTACGCATCTTTTGCCATCATTTTTGGAACTGCTTGTATATTCCAATGTATGAATCTAAAAGGATCTTTGCCATGGTCTACAATAAACTCATGTTCTAAGTACCCTGGAAATATTATTAATGTTCCTGGGTTTACTTTAAAATGTACTAATTCACTACCATGACATAAGTCTTTTGATTTTGTAAATAGTTTTGTAGCACGCGCCCCGGTTCTTGGTTCATGAAATACTGGCATAGATGTTTTGTCACTACACTTTAAAAAGTAAAATCCTGATACATGTTGATTCCAGTGTACGTGTGCTGAATGATGTCCACCACCTTTTTTAGAAAACTCTTGCACCCACATTTCATGAAACATGGTTTGGTATCGTGACATATCAAAACCTTGCCAATCTAAAAAGTCCCAAGATTTTTGACCAGCATAGTTTCTTAAATCTAAAAAATCATTATCTAACGTAAGAGGTGAAGAATGGTACGATTGACCAAAGTCACCATACTTTTTTATGTAATCTTTATTTCTTTTTTTAGCTTCTTTAATATATTTATCAGAAGCTTTATTTAAAGATTTAACAAACTCTGGTTTATCTTCAACCCATATTGGTGTTTTAAAAAATTCATGTACGTCCATATTATTTAAATGGATATCCAAGGTTCCACATTACCAATGAATATCTTACTCCTTTCGTTACTGGTTTAACTCTATGCCACACAAATGAAGGAAATACAATAATAGATCCTTTAGGCAAAATTTCTTTAGCTTGTTGTAAATGTTTTGATTCATCTCTTCTTGGTGGGTCATATTGTCTAAAATCAAATTCTAATTCACCGCCTTCATATTCAGACCCGTCTGTTAATTGTAGAGTCATAGATAGTTTTCTTATTTTACCTTTAGTATTTCCTTCTTCATATGGTTTATTCCAACTGTCACAATGCCAATCGTAGTATTGATTAAGTTTATATTTTGTAAATTGACATTGTTCAGAAAAATCCCAATCAAAATTCCACCCTGCGCTTTTATTAGCTGTGTCAATAAAAGGATGCAACTCTTTGTATACCCATGGATCATCTAACCATGTTATATTAGAATTTCTTTTACGTTTTAAATCTGTAATTTCTTCTTTAGATAATTCTTTTTTACCTTTAAACTCACCTGTTTTTGCCATCGATTCTGTTTTTGATAAACCATGTTGAATTATATGATCGCAAAGTCTTGGAGGTATAGCTGATTTAAAAGCCCAATAATAATTTTCTAGATTCATTAGTATATCGGAATAAAACCTGAGTTTATATTTACCTCTCCATATTTATTGTATGTTTCTTTAATACTTTTTTCATCAACAACATCAAAAGCTATTGTAATTCTTTTGTCTTTAAATTTTTTCTTACACACCACTTTGTGATAACTTGCTGATGGTCCTATATAAACATTACCTATTTTATTTTTTATAATATAATCTTTAAAAACTGTTTCGGTATCTTTAGGATCAATTGAAATATAGCCATGAAACAAAGAATCACCATGATTATGCCACGTTAATAACTGTTGTTCATCGTGAATATTTAACCATGATTGTAACCATAACGGCTTTTTAGTGTTAGCATATTTTCTAATAATTTTAAAAACATCTTTAAACATTTTATAGTATTTTACAGAACCCACTAACAGGGTCATAGAATTATATTGATTATACAAACCTGTAGTAGATTGTTTACCATACTTGTGTTCAAAACGTTTGTGAGCTAGGTCTGCATATTTTTTAAAATGTGCTATGTCTTTTTTTATATAAGGTAAATTTACTAACATATAATTTTTTTTAGAGATATACATATGTTATAGTTTGTATAAAGTTTAATAATTTTTTTTGATTGTTTTCTATGTGATAGAAATTATTTGCTGGAAACATTATAAACTGACCATGGGTTAAAGGTATGTCCCAACTTTTTCCTTGTCTTCTATTATCATCATAATAGATTCTAACCATTACATCTGCTGCATTGATTCCATATAAACAAACAAAGTCAGGAGAATTTTTTAAATCGTTAAGATCTGTTTCTCTTAAAGGATTGCTTTTTTCACCAGGAAAATACATGGTTCCCCAAGTTTTTTCATTATATATTCTTAAGTTATATTTTACACGTAAGTGTTCTATAATGTATTTATTTAATTTATCCCAAGTTTGATTAAAAGGTGCTTTAGTCTGAGTGTATGTGCTTTCAAAAATAGATTTAGATAATATGAAAGGATCTATTTCATAACCTTTAGGCATTTTAACATCGCCTGAATATATTGCCTGTTCACTTAATACTTTCTTTTGCATACCTATATATGTTTATAGGTCTTATATATTATGCGTCTAAATTAGTCAACACCCAACCAGTTGTATTGTCTGCTTGGTAAGCAGATTCGTCCCACGTGTAATCCCAAAGGTGTGTGGCATCGACATCGTTTTGTGTTTGTTGTTCTTCTGTTAAAGCAGGTTTTGTTATAGGAGCTACCCATGAAGCACTAGCTATATCTTTTGTCCAAGATGCAAAAGGTTGTTGAGGCCAAAATATTTGATTCTCAGGATCCCAAGTAAAACCTATACCTGCGTAGTTTCCTCTAAAAGGTGTTCCACCTAATCTATGTGTATTAGCTATTGTGTTGTAAGAAGTTTGAATCCAAAGATGTTCTGGCCAACCATGAACTCTTTCTAAAAAAGCTTGTCCTTTTTCTTCTGAAGCTGAATTACCATCATCAACAACGTTGACTGTTAAAACAATATTTTCTTCTGAAATTTTTGCAAAGTGTGCCATAATTAATTTTGAAATTTATACCTTACTACTACTATTCCACTACCACCGTTAACTCCACTACCAGAAGGTAGTCCTCTACCTCCGCCAGCGCCACCGGTATTAGCTGTTCCTGCTGTTCCTGATACAGGAGAATTTAATCTATTTCCACCTCGGCCTCCGCCGCCGTTTCCACCGTCTCCTCCAGGGTCAGATGTTTGGTCAGAACCACCGCCACCGCCACCAGAAAAATATGATGAACAAGAAACACATTGACCATAAGTGCTAGGTGCAATTGCAGTAGTTACTCCAGGTCCTCCAGTTTTAGCAGGACTAGCTGCTCCGCCAGCTCCACCACCACCAGCACCTGTATTAAAAGGTCCTGTTCCACCATTTTGACCTTGAGGTGGGTTTGTTGGAGGTACATTACCTGTACCCGCTGTGTTATTTAATCTTCCTGCTCCGCCGCCTGAACCTCCTGGTCCACCAGCACCGCAACATTCATTACCACCACCGCCACCGGCTGATGTAATTGATTGAAAAATTGAACTTCCGCCTTGAACGCCGCCTCCAACTGGAGTTGTTCCTCCACCAGCTCCGCCAGCACCAACTGTAATTGGAACTGAACCTGTAGCTATAGGTATAGCAACTGCTGGAGATGCTCCTAATGGAGAAACTGCATAACAACCAGAAGCTGCGCCTGGAGATTGTCTAAAACCTCCCGCTCCGCCTCCGCCACCTGTTCCTTGTGCTCCGCCTCCGCCGCCGGCTACAACCATGTAGTCAACTGTTTCTGAACCTGCTGCAGCACCGCTAGAAGTTACACAAAGATTTCCATCTCCTGTAAAAACGTGAACTTTATAGTCGCTAATTGTAAATGTAGCATTACCGCCTGTTGCCTCAACGTAGGCAGGACCTGAAACTGCATTAGATCCAAAACCTAAAACTTGATAACCAAAATTTGCCATATTTTATTTTCCTTATGCGTCGTTAGCCGCATCAGTAGTGTAAAATATTTTAATACCAAGAACTCTAGATTCACCGGTAAAAGTATCTCCACCGTCTGCAGCTTTTCTAAATAGTTGAAAGTAAGTTTGTTCACCTGCTGCAGGAGAACCCGCAACTGTCATCGCACCACTTTCAGCTGAAATTTGTTGATCTTCGACTGTTCCAATACCAGCATCTGTAACGTCTACTGCTGTTCCATATGCAACGTCTATTGTATCGCCATCAGCACATGCCACAGCCTGTAAACCAAATATACAGTTACCTGTGTTTGTTGAACTAGGAGACCAATAAACTTGGTAAGTTAAAGTTCCTTCGTTCCATGATTTTGGCATAGCCACTGTAAATTGAGTGTATTGTTGTGTACTTGCGTCAAAGTCAAATACTTTTAAATCTGGTCTTGTAGCTGTTGTTTCAACTAAAGCCCCATCTGCAGGATTTGTAGTTGGTCCGTACATTGCTGCAGCTGGAATCCACATAGTTTCTTTACCAGCAATTTTTAAAGCTGAACCGTTACCTTGTAAAATACCTGTTCCTTTTGGAACAAGGTTAAGACTTACGTTTGTTTCACCAGAAGCAGTAATGCTAGGTGCATTACCAGTAGCAGCGTTAGCTAATGTAATTTCATTAACAGCTGATCCTGTTGCAGTAAGATTAATTAATTCGTTTCCATTAGTATCTAAAATGTTTGTTCCAATTTTAGGACTAGTTAAAGTTTTGTTTGTTAAAGTTTGTGTTCCAGTAAGAGTTACTTCGTTAGCATCTCCTAGTGGTACTTCATAAACACCGGTGTTTGTTGCAACACCATCAAGATAAATAATTTTATATCCTTTGTCAGTTGTTCCAAAAGTAACTGTTGCACCTGAACCAGATACAGCTTTTAACTGTAATGTGTATGCACCAGATGTACCATTTTTAATAAAATAAAAATTTTCTGTAAGTAAAGGAAAAGTTACAACTCTAGCTCCAGATATTG